GGCTCCCCCGCACACGCGGGGATCGACCCGCGCTGACGCACGGCCTTACCGCTCGCGGGGCGGCTCCCCCGCACACGCGGGGATCGACCTCTCGGCATCGTGCGGGCGGCTCGTGGTGGCCGTGACCTGACGCCCGCCTATCGGCCAGCCGCGCGGTTGGCCGATACCGCGGCCGATACCGTGGCCGATAGCTCCACCGGGAGCGACCTTCCCCGGCGCACTGCGTCATCCGGCGCTTATGGTACAGATACGGTACAGCACCCTCTGAATCACCGATAAAACCTAATGAAAGCAGCGGCTTCCTAAGCCGAAGGTCGTGCGTTCAACTCGCACTGAGGGTACCACCAAAACAGCTTGTTTCCTGCGGTTTCTGATCCGATCCTCCCCGCAGCGACCTGTACCGTACCGCCCCGATTCGGGGAGTTACGGTACAGATACGGTACAGCGTCACTGGCGCCGTCGCAGGGGGATGACCACCGCCGGGTCGCTCGCCAGCGCGGCGGCGAGTCCCATGTCGACGGCGGGCCGGGCGGCGTCCGATCGGTATCGGCCGAGGTAGCGTTGCGTCGTTTCGAGATCGGCGTGCCCGAGCAGCCGTTGGACGTCGCGCACACTGACGCCCGGGCGGCGGCTCATCTCTGTGGCGAACGTTCGGCGCGCGTCGTGCATCCCCGGCGCATCGTCGGGGAGCCCGGCCGAGGCCCACGCTGCCGAGAGACGTGCCTCGATCCAATGGCCCCCGAGTGCGAGAGCCTTCCCGCTGAGGCCCACGGCGGACTCGCGCCACGCTGCGAGTTCGAGCGCGAGGTCGGCGATGGTCGCAGGTACCGGCACGTCGCGCTCCTCGCGGTCCTTGGGGCGCCACGCCCCCCAGGCGCGCACGCGCACCACGTCTTTGCCGACGTCCTTTGCCCGGAGGTGCCGTAGTTCGTCGACCCGTAGCCCGGTCTGCACCGCGACAGCCACGAGCACTGCCGCACCCCTCGCGTTGGCAGATTCGATCGCCTCGTCAGCGCGGACGGAGGTCGACCGCGGCGGGTGCTCAAGCGCGCGGACGACCTGTGACCACTCAGCCGGCGAAGGGATGATCGGGTCGCGGTTGCGGGCAATCTCTTTAAGGTTCTTCCATGTGGAGAGAGCCCCCTCATCACAGAGGGGAGGCGTGCGGAGGGCCGCCCATCGCGCCATCGCTCGCACGACCTGGATGGTGCGGTTGACGGTGGAGTCGCTGACCCCGCGGCGGTGCTCGGCCTCGACGTATCGGGCGAGCGTGGCCGTAGTGATTTGCTCGATGCGGTCGGCGCCGAGAGCCCCGACGAATGCAGCGAGACGGTAGGCGACGTTTTCGGCGTGGCGAGCAGACCAGCGCGAGCGGCACTCCTCCCCGAAGCGCCGGGAGAGCTCGATCAGATCCCCTTCACGGCCCGCAGTAGCAGCGCGCGGGTCGAGCTCGCCGCCCCCGAAGCGCTGGGCCGCGGCGCGATACGCGGTGGCGTGCGGGGTACCGTCAAGGGGGAGCCCGAGCGCCTGGCGGCCTTGGCCGGGGACGTGGCACCACCACTGACTGCCGCGGGGGAAAACGTGGAGCACGCCGCGCTTTCGTCGAGCCACCGCAGGAGCACGCTTCGTCGCAGACGCCACTGATTACCGACCTTCGCCGCGGGCACTGCGCCCTCGGCGGCGAGACGGTACAGCACGTCGACCGACACGCGGCAAAGCGCCGCCGCTTCTGCAATCGTCAGCACGTCGCCGCCATCGATCAGAGCTACCGCGAGCGCGGTCACGAGTGCACCTCGCAGACGTCGCGTTCTGGCCCCAGCGTCCAGCCCTCCGCTGCCGCGAAAGCCGCCGCGGCATCCTCTCGGATCGTGTCGGGCGCAGTCACAATCCCCTCGCACCACGCGGCGTCGCACCGCACCCACGCACACGGCACCTCAATCCGCAGTCCGCGAGCTGCGCCCACCAGCCATGTCACCCCTCGGCTCATCGTCCCGCTCCCATCCGGCCCCACAGCCGCGCCTCGACCCCGTCCATCCTCGCCGCGAGGGCATCCGCCGCCCGCAGTACGTCCGCCCCACCGCCGAGCACCTCTGCGAGCGCGAATGCGCCGTCGCGGTAGAGCGCCCACGGTGCCCCGCCTCGCTCGCGTCGCTGCGCCTGTTCCGCCGCCGCATCCGTCCACACCGTGACCGCGGCCCACGAAGCGACCGCGGCCCGCGCGTCACCGATCTCCGCGACCCACTGGCGGGCTCGCGGCACGTCCGCCTCGTCGCAGATCACCACCGTCCGCTCGCGACCCGCCGCCAGCGCTCGGCGCAGGCGACGCAGCGGAGGAAGCGCCGCGGGGAGCACCAGGCCGTTGGCCTCGCCCGCGAGCACCAGCAGGCTCCAGGCGTCCAGCGCCGCGACCCAGAGCCGAGCGCGACGATCCCGCACCACCGGCCAGAGGGAAAACCGCGCTGTGGTGGGCGCCGCAACCGCGGCACTCACCGCGCCATACCCTGCGCGTAAAGCTGCGACGCCACGGACGTCTGCGTGGATAGCCTCGCGACCCCGCCTCTGGGGCTGCGATATGCGCCCGGCCCCGACGGAATATCATCGAGGTGATCGCGCATCCACGGCGCGGAGAGCCCGAGCTTGACCAACACCACGTCCTCAATCTGCCGGATGCGCTCGCGCGTCAGGTTCGTAAGCGTCCCGGCCGCCTCAAGCGAAACTCCCCCGCGGTCGGCCACGTCAAGCGCACACGTATCGGCCATCGAGGAGATATCAACGCCGTCGTCGTCGTCGTCGGGAAAGTTCAGTTTGATGTTTCCGTTCACAACGGAGACGTCAACTGCGAGGTGCCATTTGCACGAAATAAAGCCGCAGGGCCCGACGTGCCCGACACACTCCGCGCGCGTCATTGGGCGGCTATACCTCTCTGGATAGGCCCTCTCGTCCAGAGAAGCCTTGCGCTTTGAGGCCCGTCGCATGGACAGGGTGATCGCAGCCATCGGCCGCGGCTTCTTAGCCGGGCGCTTCGCAGGCGCAACCATAGCGAGGCCCGTCTTCGCGCGGTTACGAGCCACGCGGGCTCTGTCGGCGCATTCCCGGCAACTAGGCGTTGCTCGTGCGCCGCTCAGGCGGTTCGACTTCACCAGTTGCTCCCTTCCGCACACGCATCGACAAAGCCATGATGCATTGCCTTTCAAGCCGCGGGACGTTTGCCGGACAACGATCCAGAGACCCACCACCGCGCCCGTCATGTCCGTCAGCACCCCCCGGCGCCGCGGGCCCACAATCTTGCCGTCGTCGGTCACGGCGCCACCCGGCGGACAACTCTCACCACACACCGCAAGCACCCGGGCGTCGGGTATGGCGATGCTGCGTGGCCGTGCAGGCGGAGCACTCGCGCCCGGCGGCGGTTCTCCGCGGCGTCGTAGCGCGCCTGCGCCTGTGCGTTGGTCAACTTCACCACACACCGCCCGCGCCGGGGAGCATCGGCGTTATCGGGCGCAGCGCTGCCGCGAGCGTCGTCAGTCCCGTCGCATGGTATCGCGAGAGCATCCGCCTGGGGAGCGTCGAGGCGTCGCCGGTCCCGTCGCACATAGGGCAGTCGCGCGTCAGCCGGATCGTATGGGCCAGCCCGCGCCCCGACCCGCCGCACGTCGCGCATGTCGCGGGCGTCGAGCGCGCAATGAGCGCGAGCACCTCCTTGGGATCGCGCATGATTGCGGGCGCATCGTCCCGCAACGGCCTTGGTTCCGTCCTTTGCCGCGCTGTCCACCGCTCGCCTGTTATCGTCGTCATCGTCGATTGCTCCCGCGCTGTGTGTTTTCGCCGCCGCCCTGTCCGACGCACCCTGCGGATGCGCCCGACACGGCGGCGAGGCCGTTGCCCCGCCGTTGCGTCACGCCGCCTGGGCCAGCGCAGCGCGCTCCCGCGAGGCGTCAAGCGCGACGCGCTCCAGCGTCTGCGTCACGCCGATCAACGTGAGCCGCGCCACCCCCTCGGGTCGCGGTCGCTCCCCATCAATCGCCACGATGCGCTCCGCGGCAAGCGCAACAAAGCCCGCCCCGAGCGCCGCACCGTTGCAAGCCACCGACGACTCGATCCGCCGGCGGACGGTCATCTCCGCGAGGTGGTCGCGCCACCCGGCTTCGGTTTCGCGCCACGTCCCGTTGAGCGGGGGGATGTGCGAGGTGTCGCTGTCGAGCACCAGGCGCGTCGTCGCGTTTGTGGTCTGGGCCGCTGCCACCGCGTCGGCGGTCGGCGCGTCGTTGCCCCTCGTGGGCGGCGGTGGAGGAGGCGCAAGCGCGGCGGTGATCCGCGCTTTCGCATCGTCAACGCCAAGCGCGCCGACGGTGGCGACCGCGACACCCATCACCCGAGTCTTGAGCAATTTCGGCATGGCGCCGCAGCCGCGGAGCACGCGCACCACATCAGCAACGACGCCGTCGCCTTCCTCGTCGTCGACGTGGCGATCGACCGCGGCGAGGCGGTCAAAGGCGAGCGCAAGGCTCAGGTCGAGGGTGCTGCCGCATATTGCACGCGCCTCGGACGCATTGAGGTGATAGCCGCGGGTCGCGAGGTGGCCGACCACCGCGTCAGCGACAGGTTTCGCTGACGTCCCGCCAAGCGCGTCGGAGTGCGCGCCGAAAACCGCTCGCACGCCGCTGATGTCTTCCGCCTCGAGGAGGTCCGCGGTGAACGCGAGGAGGCGATCAGGAGAGGCGGGTTGCGCTGGAGCCTCGTCGCGCACGAGCGTCGCCGCGCCGACGTCCGCGACCCGACCCTCGCTCACCTCATCGGGAGTGTAGAGGCCCATCGCCAGATCGGGGTACACCTCGCGCGCTAAGTCGGCGCTGCATCGGTGGCGAAGCATCTGCGCGGGGTAGGAGCCCCATGCCTGCGTTGAAAGGCGGGCGCGCTTAGCGTCCTCGGCGGTCCACGTCTTCCGCGTCGGGGTCGCGTCGCCGAGTCGGTGAGTCTCGATGGTGCACCGATCGGGCGTGCTCTCTAGCGTCTGCCACGACTGGCAGATGGTCGACGCGCGGACAATGCCCACGAGGAGGTCCGCGGAGAGTACCGGCTTCCCGCTGACCACGTGGATGCCGCGGAACGACTGCATCGGCGATAGGCCGAGCTCCATCCCGGTCAAGAGCACCACGAGCGCCTGCGATGGGTCGCGCACCGAACAGAGCCCGCTCTTTGCGGCGTGCGTCGCGAGCGCCTCCGCTTCATCCATTGTCTTAGGCGAAAGGCCGGTCGTAGCGCGCAAGCTGAGTTGTGTCGTCATGGCTTGTCCCCTGTGGTCGTCGTTGCTGTCGGCGCCGGGGTTAGCCCCGCCCGACGTTCCATTGCCGCCGCGTGGCGTCGGATGAGCCGCGCCCTTGCCCGCATCGAATCAGTGCTCAACACGTGGCCCGCGCCTTCCATGTCGAGCGCCGTTTGCTCTAAGCGCATGGCCGTTGCCCGAAGCTCTGCCGCCGTCGGCGGAATCACGCGGCCTCAGGGCTGCGCTCGCGGCCAGAGCCGCCGCAGTGGCCGCAGTTGTACTCAGGCCGCGACCCCTCCCCTGTCCCCGCGCACCCCCAGCAGATGCCGCCATCGTCGTCGTCTGCATCAAGCGCCTCGACGTCTGCCGCATCGAGGTGGCCGAGGCCGACCGCGACCGGGAGCGCCTCCGCCACCGCAGCGTCGAGCGTCGCGCCCGTGCCGAGCACGCCATCTGAATCCGCGACCAACCAGAGACGCCCCGCGGTTGCCACTGTAAGCCCCGCATCCTCGAGCAACCGAAGCGCGCCGTTCACAACGCACCTCGCGCCGCGAGGTGCGCGGCGTCGTGCTCCCAGAGCAGAACCCGCAGCGCCAGCGCCTCCCGCTCGCGGGCGGGCATCATCGAGGCACGCAAGTCGCGGACGACCGACGCGGCAAGGCACACGAGGTCGCGACCCACAGCCTCTGAGGCGGTGCGCAAGCCGACCGCGTGCAGGTCGGCGGCGAGGGTGGCGCGGGAGCGGACGCGGGCGGGGAGAGTGGCGGACGGGATCATCTGGGCCTCCTCGAAGCGGGGGTTGAACCGCTTCGGTGAGGTGAGATGTAGCCGCTAGGCTCTACTCTGTCAAGCGTCTAGGCTATAGCCCAGACGATTGATTGTTCTCCTCGGGAATCCAGCCGTGAACCTCCGCCATTACCGCCGTGACGAACCACGCCGGGGCCCACACGCGGTCAAGGGCCTGCGCCACCGTTAGCTCCCGCACAATCGGCCGTGGCATCAGCATCCATACGGTTAGCCACCAAGCGTCGGCCTCGTTTGTATTCTCAGGGCGCGCACTGAGGATTCTGTGCGCGTCACCATGAGCCACCAGGAGGCCGCGCAACTTCGGCTCTGCTCCCCAATCGTAGGCAATCGTCCCCCCCTGTGTCCCCTCCCCACACAAGCCGCTCGGGGCGCGCGGGAGCAGCCGGGCGCCTCCCGCTAGCGCAACGTGGCGCGGGTCGCTGAGTGGCGGTCGACCCGCGGTGGCAAGCGCAACGCGCGCAATGTAGCGCAGCTCATCCGGCGACCGCCTTGGCGGCGGCTGGCGTACTGAATCGTATCGGCCCTCGACGATGGCCAACACGAAACCCTCAAGTGGGGATCTCACCCCCGCAGACTATGTCTCAGCTGGCATCAGGAACAACGCTCAAGGTTTCGGCATGGACGGCTTATGTCCACCCCCCGCTGCCCCGGGATGAGATCCAGGCTGACCCTTCGCATCAATCGCCGCCATATCCGAACGCATCTCGCTCTCCTCAGCGGTCTGCACTTCGGAGTTCGACGCGTTCTTCCACCAGAACGAGGCTAGGTCGAAGAGGAAGATTGCGTCGATCGTCTCTGGCCACTGCGCGGCGCACGTCGCGCCCGCCTGCAGGTACGCGCTCGAAGGCAGGCGACCGGGGAAGCGCTGTTCGGCGGCAACGAGGGCTTGAACGAAACCCGGGTGGTTCTGCAGGGCGGTAGTAGCTGCGCCGCGGCCCCCGAGGAGGTCCAGTAGGTCGCAGCCTACCAACCGCCCCATCGCCTCGACCGATTGCAAGTCCGGCGCTTTCTTGCCGTTCTTCCAGTTCATTAGGGTGGAGTAGGCAACTCCTGACGCGAGCTGCACCGCGGTCAGCGTAGGGAAGTAATGCGGCACGAGGGCTGCGATTAGGCGCTGCCCGACCGTCTCGGAAGGCCCAGCAGAGTCGGGAGCTGACTTCTGAGGTGTGGCCATGTCGCTCTAGCTTAATGCCTATCCGCACAGCCGCAAGCTAAGCATTGGCAATAGTCAGCGCGAGGAAAAGTCGTGAATAGCTTGCAGGAGCTAGAGCCTAGCGGCTACATTCGCAGCCCATGGAAATGCGCCGCCTGACCCCTAAGCTGTTTTTTATGCTTGACCTTGAGAACGGGAGCATGACTGCGGCCCAGAACGCGACCGGGATGGCGTATACGACCATCCACAAGACGAAGACCGGCGTCCGCATCAGCGTGCAGACCGCTAGAGCGCTGGAAGACTGGAGCCGCAAGCTCCCCTCCGCGAGGGCCGCGCGTGTGTGCATAGGCGCGATCGAAGCGGTGGGCCTCGCCGCGCCTGCGTCGCTCCGCAAGAGGGCCGCGTGAGCCGCTTCGCTTCGCCTGGCGCACGCCACCTTGCTGCGTGCGTGACCGCCCTCGTAGGCCTCGGCGCTGCCGTTGCCATTCCGAGCCCTACGGCCATTGTTACAGGGCTCGCCGTGGGCGCTATGGGGCTCCTCGCGATGTCCCTCACTGCACGCGCTGCAGGTGCAGAGTGAGCGGCGCAGACAGTGTGGAGCCCACCATCGCCTCGACGGCCGCGCTCCTGCGCCGACTCGACCGACTCGCGACCGCAGCATCGCAGCTTGGCGATACGATCGGCATGCGCCCCCTGTCGCCCGACGAGCGCCTGCGTCTCGGGTCGGCGCTCGACCGTCTCGAGGCGAGCATCGTCCAAGCAGGCCACGCGGCGGGCGTCTCACGCACTGGGGGAGCCTCGTGACCCAAGCAAGTGCCGAGAGCGGCGAGGTCGTTGTTTGCGCCACGCACCGCGCCCAACTCGCCGCGCGCACCTGCGCCAAACGCCACGTTGCCCGGGATGACCGAGGCCACCGTTACCTGCGTGTGCTCGGCCGCGAAGCGCGGTGGGCGACCTGCGCAAGCTGCTCGCTGGGCGCAGCCGCAGCGCTCCGACTCGGTGTGCCTGGAACACCCGGCGCGCTGCCCCACCTTCCGCCGTCGCGCATTACCTTCCGCCCAGTGGCCGAGCCGAGCCGGGCGCGCGAGCGTGCGCTGACGCCGACGCGCCTCGACTACCTTGACTACCTCGAGGGGGGGAACCTCCGCATTGTCAGGCACCCACTAGACGCCCTCGCACTCGGGATCGCCCCGTGGGGGGCCCTATGACCGCCGGTCCCCGCACCGTTCAGCGGACAGTTTCCCTCCCCGACGAGGATCAGGCCGCGCGGCTGGTAGCCGCTGGCTGGCGCCCATCACCGCAGGCCGTCGGCGTTTGGCTGGACTCGGCCGGCGACGGGGAGCCGCGCTGGTGGACGCGAGCACTGGAGCTACTTTCGCGTGACCGGGGTGCCGCGTGAGCCCGCCGCACGCAGCCGTCGCCGTCCGCATCACCGCGCTCCTTGCACGCCCTGGCGAGCGCGAGCGGCGCCACCGCGCATGGCACCAGCGGCGCGTCGACGTAGCCGCATCCATTGACGCGCGGGGGGCAGTCGACCGGCGCCCGCAGATTGTCGCGGATTGCGACGACGACGCGGTGGAGAGGGGGGCCCGGTGAGGGTAGCTATGGACGATCGAAGGGGCCGAGACTATGTTCGCACGCGTGATAACGCCGAAGCGCAAGACCACCCCCGCAGTGAAGGCGACGCGAGCGGACGGACGCCCCGTGTCGGAACTCTCGCAGCACGGGGACGCCGCGAAACTCGCGGCCGAGACGGCGCTTTTGCGCGCGGCGCTCGAAGCGAACGACTGGAACGCCACGAAGGCCGGGGCGTCGCTGGGCATCAACGCCCTCCCCACGGTGCTGCGCCAGATCGAGCGCTGCGGCCTTCGCGCGGAGTACGAAAACCGCGGGCGATAGTCGGTTACCGTGTTAGCACGCTTGCTAACAAAGCAGCGATAGCGCACACTCCCATTGCCTCCATCACGCCTGCGCATCGCGGGCCGGGGGGCAGGAGTGCCCGTGCCACAGCACACACAGAGCCGCGCAGGCGAGCCGCCGCGGGGTGCGCGATGAGCCGTTCTCTCGGGCGCGGGGAGTTGGACCCATGAGCGTCTATCGCAAGATCGACCCGCGCATGTGGGACGACGAGCGGTTCGTCGCCCTGTCCCCCGAAGCGAAGTTGGTGTGGGTGCTCATCCTTACCGGGCCGCACACCATGAGCCTCCCCGGGCTCTCCGTCTGCGGTAAGGCGGGGCTATCGGAAGCGTCTCGATACGGTATCGATACGGTATCGAAAGCCGTCGACGAACTCAGCGCCTCAGGCATGGTGGTCTTCAACGCCGCCGCCCGGGTGGTGCGCGTCCCCAACGCCCCGAAGTACAACCCATGCAGCAACGCGAAGGTGCTGACCGGGTGGCGCTCGCTCTGGAACTCCGTTCCTGAGTGCGCCGAAAAGTACCATCATGTCGCGAGCTTGCGCGCGTCGCTGGACTTTTCGCAGCCGTGGGTTCCTGCAGCGTGGGCGCACGCTTTCGGTACCCTATCGATACCCTATCGATACCGTATCGATAGGGTATCGATCTCAGGAGCAGGAGCAGGAGCACCAACAGGAACAGAACTCTCAGAGAGAGCCGAACTCGCCGCGGGTGCGGCGGTTCAGCCAGCGCCGCCCCTCAAACCCAAGCGCACGCCGAAGGCACCGGCGACGCCAGAGCAGCCGCCCACCGACCCGACGGCACGGGCGGTGTTCGACGTCATCATCGCTGACCCGGTGCTCGCGGCCATCGTCGCCCGCCCGGCGGACCTCGCGACGCGCATGGTGGCCCCGGGCGCATACCCTGGCGTCAACGTCCTCTCCCAGGTGCTGCGGGCGGCGGCGTTCGTCGCAGGCGGCAAGCGGTCGTACCGCGACGGTCGGGCCTTCCTGCTCGGCTGGATGGGGCGGGCGGACATCGAGCCCGTAGCGCCGAAGGGTGGCCCACATACCCCCGCGCCCGTCGACCACCACGACCCCATCGAGGCCCAGCGCGCCATCTACCGCGCGCAGATCAAGGTCGCGTCGTGAGCCACGAGCTCACGCGCCGCGATCCGATGGAGATCACCGTGCGCCCCGTGCGGGACGTGCGCGCCATCGTCGACCACGACCCGGAGGCCGAGCGCGCGGTGCTCGCGGCGGTGCTGCTGGACGGGCGCGAGTGGGAGGCTGTCGACGCCATCCTCGAAGCGCGCGACTTCCACTTCCCGGTCCACTCCACGATCTTTGCCGCGATGGCGGCGGTGTCGGAGCGCGGACTGCCGCTCGACGTCGTAACCGTGGCGGATGAGCTGCGCGCGACGAACCGCATCAACGCCGTCGGCGGCGCGCAGTACCTCGGGGAGCTGACCGATGGGATCGCCACGACGGCGCACCTCGAGACGCACGCTCGCATCGTCCGCGAGCACTCGGCGCGCCGCCAGGTGGTCGACATCGCCCGCGCCCTTGCCGCCCGGGCGCTCAGCGGCGCTCCCCTCGGCGCGCTCCTCGCGGGTGCCCTCGGCGCGCTCGAAAGCGTTGCGCTCCCCGCGGTTGAAGCGCCGACGTTGGCTGCGGATGTGGTGCGGTACTTCGACATCCTCGAAGGCCGCGCGCCACCATCCACCGCGCCGGTCCCGCTCGGCCTCGCGGACCTCGACGGCGCGCTTCACGGCGGCCTCCGCATGGGCTCGTACCTGCTCCTGGGGTTGCCCGGCACCGGCAAGACGACGCTAGCGATGCAATGGGCCGCGCACGTCGCGAAGGTCTGTGGGTGGGTGCTCTTCGTATCGAAGGAAGAGAACCGCGACAAACTACGCGACGCGCTCCTCGCGCACCTCGCGCGACTCCCTTTAGAAAGGGTAGTCCACGCGCGAGAGCACCCGCACGCGACGGGTCTGAACGACGACGCGATGGCGGCGCTCGTGGCCGCGGCGAATGCGCTCCACGGGCTGCGGCTGAGGGTGGCCGACCCCTCGACGCCGGGGTGCCCGTCGACCGTCGCAGAGATCGTCGCCATGGCCCGCGGGATGAGCCCGCGACCCGTCGCGATCTTCGTCGACAACCTCGGAGAACTCCTCACCCGCGGCACCTACGGCAGCCGCACCGATCTCGCGACCGAAGAGAAGATGAAAGACCTTCGCCGTGCGAAGAACCTCTTGAAAATCCCCATCGTGACGCTCGCGCACCCGACGTCTGCCGCGCGCTCCGGCGCACGTCCGCGCCGTCTCGCGGAGGGCGACATCGCAGGCGGGCAGGCGTCGACCCGCGTGTGCGATGGCGTGCTGCTGATGCACCGCGAGGACAAGCACCCGACGCGCGACCACGCGAAAGACCCACCGACGCCTGGGTGTGTCGAGATCTACAGCGGCAAGGTGCGCGGGCTCTCGCAGCCGCTCTACGTCGAGGCGCTGGCGATCATTGACGAGCACCGCTTTGCCTCGCGCATCCGGCCCGACGCGGATGTGTGGCAGACGGTGCCCGCCGATCCGGTGCGGGCGTACACCGCGGACGATGTGCTCGATCGCTACGGCGCGGGCGCCGGGCTCCCCGACGACGGCGCGCCGATGTTCGCGGGCGAGACCGGGACGCTAGACCTCGGGCCGCAGTACGACGACGGCAGCGAGCGGAGCGTGGCGTGACCCGCCGCGTCACAGCCGACCGCGCCGCTCTCCTCGCCGCGGCTCCTGCAAGCCTCCGCGCTCGCAACGCGATAGCACCCGGGGCGCCCGCAAAGCGCCCAGCACGTAGCGGTGGGCCCCCGGCGGCGGCGCGGACGCTCCCGGGGCCTCCTGACGCGACGTGGGTGGTCGTGGCGATCCCCCTGCGGCTGGTCAACCCCCTCAACAATCGGCAGCACTGGCGCGCGGTCAGCGAGCGCGGCCGGCGGGAGAAGGCCGCGACCGCGGCGGCCCTCCACGGACACTCGCCGCCAAAGGCGCCCCTTTTGGTTACGATTACTCGCGTCAGCCCGGGGCGGCTCGACGACGACGGGGCGACGGCCAGCGCAAAGCACGTCCGCGACGCGACGGCGCGGTGGCTCGGCTGCGATGACGGGAGCGCCGCGGTGACGTGGGTGGTTCTGCAGGCGAAGGGACCCGCGGGCGTGCAGCTCACCGTGCGCCCGCGGGTGGCGCGGCGGGTGGTCTGCCCAGGGTGCGGATGTGGCGTGGTGGTGGGCAGCGAGGAGACGTGGCGATGACGGACGATCCGACGGTGGACGCAACGGGCGCGCGGATACGGGATCTAGTGGGGCGGCTGTTAATGGCAGCATATGACGAGTGGGACATCTCCGCGGAGTCGGCGACGCTCGCCCGCGAGGCGCTCGCGGAAATCGAGCGCCTCCGCGGGGTGCTCGACGCTTTCCGCGAGCGGATGGCCGAAGCGGAGGCGGAAGCGTGCCGCCGCACCGACGATCTCGTGGCAATCGGCGAGGCCCTTGAGCGACCGGGCGCCACGGCGGCGGAGTGCGTGGCGATCGTGCGCCGGATGCGGTCGCCAGCCGACGCAGGCGACTTGGCGGGGCTCGCGGCGCGGGGTGGCGCGTGACGCCCGACGCCTTCCGCAGCACCCTCGCGGCCCTCGTCGGCCTACAATCACATTCCTCGGATCTTCGCTCCGTGTCCTACGGGTCGGATGGCGCAGGGGGACTCCGCGAGGACACCGCGACCGACCGCGCAATCGACCGAGGCGACGTGCGTCGGGGGAGGGCGGCGCACGAGCAGTTGTCCCGCCTCCCGCTGCGGTGGCGCGTGGTGCTTCTGCGCCTGGTCGATGTGGCACACACCGCGGCAGACGTCGGGGCGCACGCCCGTCACTACGCGGGCCAATGGGCGCCGCTCGAGGTGCGCGAGGCTGCGCAATCGGCCCCGTGGGCCGCGCAGGCGGCGGCGACGGCCTACGCCCGAGCGAAGCGCGTGGCGAGCGCGGCGCTGACACCAGAGACGCTGGCGATCCTCACGACGGCGCACGACCGGGCCGAAGCAACCGCAGCGCGGGAGCGGGCGGCGCTCGCTGCGCTGACGGCGTGGGGCGAGGTCGAGCTCGCTGGGGCGGTTGGCGCCTGGGACGCTGCGGGCGCGGAAGCGGAGGCAGCATGAGCGCCGCCATCTGGCGAGCGACGCTCACGACTGGGCGCACGATGCGGGTGAAGGTCGATGTCGAGGCGCGCACCGTCGAGGGCGACCGCTACCCTGCGGACATCGATGCGGCCGATGCTGTGGCAGCCTACGCACGGAGATGGGGCGACGTGGTTCGGCTTACCGCGCCGACGGGCGCTTGACGGCGATCCCGCGGACAACGTAACGTCCAAACAGCGCCACAGGTGCGCCCGCAAGGGCACCCACACAACGGCGCCACGCCCCTAATGATGCTCACTGCCCGCGACCTCGCCGCGCTCCTGTGCTGCACGCCACGTCATGCCCGGCGCATCCTCGCCCGCGAGGCCGCGCGCCCAGATGCTGCCGTCGCTGTCGTCACCGTCGCTGCGGGGAAGGGCGCTCGACGCTCGACCCGCGCGCTCGTGATGGGCGAGGCGAGCGCATCAATCTGACCGGAGGTGTCCTTATGGATGCCATCACCAAGCCCGCGATTATCCCACGCGAGCGGCTCGACCTCGTCGAGAAGCTCTACCTCACCGGCGTGCCAGAGCACCGCATCCAGCGGCGCATCTGCGACGAGTACGGCGTCTCGACCCGCACCGCGCGCCGCTACCTCGAAAGGGTACGCGCGAAGCTCGCGGACCGCCCCGTCACCCCACCGGAGACGGTGCGCGCTCGCGCTGAGGCGATGCTGCTCGAAGCGTACGAGACGGCCCGCGACAAGCGCGACCGCACCGGCGCCGCGATGCCCGATTGCGGATCGATGGTCGCCGCCTCCTACCGCCTTGCGGAGCTTCACGGCGCCGCCGCCCCGAAGCGCCTCGATGTGACCAGCGGGGGCGAGGCCCTTACGAAACTGCCTGATGCTGAACTCCTCACTCGGATCGCTGCCCTCGAAAGCGCGAGCGGCTGAGCTTCGCGCGCTGCGGGTCGAGTACCTGCGCCGCCTCGAGCAGAGAGCAGAGCGCCTCCTCGACTTCATCCCGCGCGTCACCCCCCGGTGGTCGCGCCCGCACCACCTCGCCCCTCTGCTCGCGCTGCTTGAGCGGGTCGCCCGCGGGGAGAGAGTGTTTGCTTGCATCTCCGTCCCCCCGCGCCACGGCAAGACCGAGACGCTCCTGCACGCAATCGCGTGGTTTCTCCGCCGCGCGCCCGCCGATACGATCGCCTACGTCAGCTACGCGGCTCAAGTGGCCGAAAGCAAAAGTGACCTCGCCCGCGCCTATGCTCGCACCGCAGGCGTCACCCTGCGAGACGACCGCGGCTCCCTCGCAGAGTGGCGCACCCCCGATGGCGGCGGTGTCCTCGCGACCGGAATCGGCGGTCCGCTGACGTCGCAAGGCTGCAAGGTCGCGATCGTCGATGACCCCTTCAAGAATCGCCAGGACGCCGAGAGCGCGCTGATTCGTCAGCGGACGTGGGATTGGTTCACCAGCACCCTGTGGACGCGCATCGAGCCCGGCGGGTCGTGCATCGTCTGTCATACCCGATGGCACGACGACGACCTCATCGGGCGCCTGTCGCGCGGTGAGATGGACGGTGTGGCGTGGGAGGTGATCAACCTCCCGGCGATCACCGTCGACGCGGATGGCGTCGAGCACGCGCTCTGGCCCGAGCGCTGGCCGGTGAACGAACTCGCGGTCAAACGCGGCGCGAACGAGTACGACTGGGCCTCGCTCTTTCAAGGTCAGCCCCGAGCCCGCGGCGGCGAGGTCTTCCGCGCTCCTGCGCGCTACCTGGACCCGCAGCTCGCAGGCGCTCGCATCGTCCTCGCGGTGGACCCGGCGGGCACCGAAAGCACCAGGTCGGATTGGACCGTCGCCGTGGCCCTTGCAGTACGCGGGCATGGGCTCTCCCTCACCGCGGACGTGGTGGACGTGCTGCGCCTGCGCGCCGAGAACGGCGCAGTCGCCGCAGAACTTGGCCGCTGGCAACAACGCCACGGCCACGCGCCGCTCCATATCGAAGCCTCCCGCGACGGCAAGGCCATCGCCCGCACGCTGCGGCAGATCAACCCGCGGCTGCTCCTCACAGAGATCCCTGCCCGCGGGTCGAAGTTCGACCGCGCTCAGCCCCTTGCGACCGCCTGGAACGAGGGCCGCGTGCGCGTCCCGTCGAGCGGCGTGATGCACCCATGGCTCGGCCCCTTCCTCGAGACGGTGCTCCGCTTCACCGGCGTCGCCGACGCCCACGACGACGATGTGGACGCGCTCGCCTACGCCTGGAATGCCGCCGCCACAACCTCCGCTCCGTCCACTGGCCGCATCGGCGGGCTCTGACCTATGACCATCGACCCCACCACCCCCGCGCTGCTCTTCACGGCGCTCCCGCGCGACTCGAAGCGCCTCTCGGAATTCCTGCTCAGCGAGCACGAGGACCGCGAGAGCGAACTTGGCTGTGCGTGGTGGCGTATCGTCCGCGAGTCGTACGAAGGCACCGGCGGCTTTGCCCGCAGCGTCGCCGCAGTTTCTTCGCGCGACGGTGGCCGGGGACGTTACGAAGCTGGCTCTGTGGGCGTGGGCCGCGGGCGCCGCACGTACCTGACTCCGTTCCGCCGCGAGTCCCCCGAGAGCTTTACCGCTCGCGCCGACCGCAGCGCTTACCAGAACCATGTCGCCCCGGTGATCGACGTATACCACGGTCATCTTGTGCGTCGGCAACCGAAGCGGACCAGCACCGCCGACCTCATCACGGGCTGGTGGCCGGACGTCGATGGCGCAGGCCACGACATCGGCGAGTGGATTGCTGGCGTGGCCCTCCGCGCGCAGCTTTACGGGTGGTGCGCTGCGCTGGTGGACCGCCCCGACACCACCGACGCGAGCGCCGTCCGCACAACTGTCACCGCGCTCGACCCGAGCGAGGTGCGAGACTGGCAGGTGGGGCTCGACGGGCGGCTTGATTGGGTGCGCCTGGTCAGCGAGTGGGAAGACTGCGATCCCGCTACGGGCGAGGAGGTCGAGTACCTCGAGGCGACAATCTGGACGCGCACCGAATGGGCCCGCGTGACGATGGTCGAGGGGGAGGACAACCAGTACGTTGAAGTGTCTCGCAACGGCGCGACACACAGCCTGGGGAGCGTCCCGCTACGCATTTTGCGGTGGCAGGAGCAGGTGTATTCGCGGTCGCTTTACGGGCTCTCTCAGGTGCAGGGTGTAGTCCCGCTCGCGCTCGCGCTGTTCGGGAACGAGTCGGAGCTCACGGACCACCTCGCCAACGCCAACTTCTCGATTCTGGCAGTTCAGTCAGATGACCCCGGGGCGCTCGCGAACCTCGCAATCGGGACAAACAACGGCGTCCGCTACGGAACGCAGGAGGCAGCGCCGACGTTCGTGTCGCCCGGCTCCGACGTTGCGCTGCAGTACGCGTTGCGCTCGGAGACGCTGCGGGCTGCGATCTACACCGCCGCGAAGATGGAACCGCCGGGTGCCAAGGCCAGCGGAGGCGACGCGGCGAGCGGCATCGCGAAGGCCTACGATTTTTCGCAGACCGAAGCAGGGCTGCAGACCTTTGCTCGCCAGCTGACGCGCTTCGAGTACGAGCTCGTGGGCCTCGTGGCCGCATGGGATGCGCTCGGGGACGCCGCAAAGGTGGCCGACGTGGTTGCCGCGACGACGATCGTCTATCCGACGCGCTACGACGCAGCAGGCATCCAGAACGATTTGGGGGCCATGTTCGCTGCACTCGACGACAAGGTGCGCCCGCAGATGCCCCCTGCGGTTGTGCGCGACGCTCGCCTCGGCGTGGCTCGCGGGCTCTTCCCCGAAGCGTCCGCCGCCGCTGAGGCCGACGTCGCCGCGCAAGTCGATGCGATGTACGCCGCCGACCTCGTGGCGCTCGAGCCCGTCGACCACGCCGCAGCCGCAGCCATGACCGTGGCCGACGCAGTCGCCGCGCTCCCCCTCGCTGCGCCCGGCGCGCTGACCAGCGCCCTCGCTGCGGCCCCCTGAATTCCGCCGCGGGCATCTCGCCCGCGTGCTCCTCGCGCGCCCCCGACGCACCCGCCAGGGACCGCGCGCACCACAGCCCCCGCGACCATGCGCGGAGGGACGGAGACACTCATGGCCGATACGATCACCGACCCGCCGGGCGCGGGAGCATCCACGGACCCCTCAGTCACAGGCACCGCCACCGTTACCTACACCAAGGACGATCTGACGCGCATCACCGCGCGCGAGGTCGCCAAGGAGCGGGCGGTCGCATCGACGCTCCAGCGCGAGCGCGACGAGGCGACGGCACGGCTCGCGGAGCTCGAGGCGAAGGCGCACGAGGCCGAGGAGGCGAAGCTCTCCGCAGCGCAGCGCGCGGAGAACGAGCGCCGTCGCGAGCGCGAAAAGCTCGAAGCGGAGCGCGAGACGTGGAAGGCCACCGCCACGAAGGAGCGCGGGCTCCGTCACGACGCGCTCACCGGCGAGGCCGCCACGCGCGTGGTGTCGTCGCTGGCGTCACGCTTCTCCCACGCCGACCTGGCGCGGGACGCCGCTCGGGACATTCGCGCGCACCTCGTCGTGCAGGCCGACGGCGAGGGCGTCGAGGCCGTCGTATGGCAGCACGGGCCGGGCGACACGGTGCCTTTGAGTGAGGGGTTCAAAGCCTTTGAAGCGAGCGGCTCTTTAGCGCGGTTCTACCGCGTTGAAGGCGGCTCAGGCGCACGGCATGGTGCCGGGAGCGCCACTGATCCGAAGACGTCGTGGGCGACCCTTTCCCCCACCGACAAGATGCTCGCGGGCCTGCGTAAGTAGCCCCGGGCGAAGAGGTTTCTCATGGCCGCTGTTCTCTCCCTCGTTGAGCTTCTCAAAGGCTCTGCCGACCCCGTTCTTGCGGGCGTCGCCGAGTCCATCATCACCGTTGACCAACTCATCGCTCAGCTGCCCTTTAAGAGCGTCGGTCTGTCCGATCACCTCACCTGGAAGCGCGAGAAGGCGCTCCCGGTCATCTCAAAGATCGCCAGCGGCGACAACATCACCTCGACCACCGCGCTCGCCTACGACCGCGTAACCGCGTACCTGCGCCGCCTCGTCTGCGACCAGGACATCGACAACCTCGACGCGGGCGCCAGCGGCGGGATGCTCCCGGCGAAGGCCGAGGCGATTGGCCGCGCATCGAAGGCGATGGGGCGCACCTTTGGCCTCGACGTCGTGACCGGCGCCCCGGCGTGGACCGTCACGATCAATGACTACGGCGCCAGCGGCGCCACGTCGGGCACGATTGTGGTGGGGCCGGGCCAAGACCCGCGGCTCGGCAACGCCCAGATCCGCTACGTCCTCAGCGGATCGACCGTCGCCTACAAGGGCCCCGGCGACGTCGACTTTGGTGCGCCCGTTGCCTACTCCTCGGGCGTCCGGGCGTACTCGCAGAACCCAAACAAGTGGGCCAACATTACGCTCGCGACCCTCTCCGCGAACGGCATCGTCACGCTGTCGTTCGTTGCGAACACGAACAGCATCGACGGCATGGAGCGCCTGCTCTCCGCGGCGCAGACCATCACCGCGAGCACCAACGGCGACGCGATCACCCTCGCGACGATGGACCAGCTCGCCGACCTCGTGACCGACACCAACGGCGTCAAGGCGTACCTCATGCCCTCCCGCACCCGTCGCGCCATCATGGCGCTCGTGCGCTCCGCCGGCGGATCGACGATGGGCGAGTTCATGAGCGTGAACTTCGGCACGGGCCAGGACGTAAAAGTCCCCGCCTACAACGGGATTCCGATTCTTCGCTCGGACTTCATTCCGATCACCGACACGCAGGGCAGCCTGACGTCGGCCACCAAGGTCTACTGCGCCACCCTTGGCGAGCAGGGCGGACTCTGCGGCCTCTACTCCGAGGCCGGGATGGACGACGTCGGCGGCGAGATGATCGCCAGCGGGCTAAATGGAGTTCAGGTCATCAATCTTGGCACCGTGCAGAATGCCGATGCCAAGCGCGTGCGGGTCAAGGCCTACTGGGGCCTCGCCTCGAAGACCGAGCGCGGCCTCGCGGCGGCTACCGGGATCAGCTCCTAGTGCCCTGCTCGGAGGCGTACCTCGACGCGCCGCGCTCCCTCCGTCGAGTCGTCCACCGCGAGCGCTTCACCGACTCGCTCGCGGGCGTCGACTTCGTCGATGGCGTGGCGACGTCGGGTATGCCCGAGAGCGTGGTCGCGCGCCTGGTCGGCCTCGGCGTCCCCCTCTCCGACTGCGGACCGTGGGAGCCTTCCGCCGACGCCCTTGCAACGCTCCCCGCGGAGCCCGCAGCCGCTGACCCGCTTGCCGCACCTGTGGCGCGGGATGCGGCGTCTCCCTCCCCTGCCCCCTCTCCCCGCCGTAGGTAATCCGCCATGACCACCGCCACCGACGCCCAAGTCCGGCTCCGCGCTCCCATTGCTGATGAGGCGATGGCGGCGATCAATGCCGCTCGTGTGCGTCGGGTGGCAGTGGATTCGATTGCCCGCCCGCCTCTTGCCCTGAGCGACTTCCGCGACGAGGCCTATCGCCAGATCCTAGTGGCGCTCCGCAACCGCGACGTCACCCCCGACATGATTACCCGCCCCGATGACCTTCGCGAAAGCGAGGTGTGCTTGACTGTCGCGCTACTCTGCGAGGCTACCTCTCAGCGTGGCGCGTCTGCCCAGCAGCAGACTACGGACCTCTTCGGCCAAGAGGCCGTGCGCTGGCGTCTGGCCTACGACGCAGCCATCTCCGCCGCCGCGCCTACCCTGGGCCTCCGTGGCGGCGGGCGCAGCTTTACGTGGAGCAGAGGATGACCGCCGCGCTTGTGTCGCCCATCGCCTCGTGGCTGTCGTCCCTCGTGGCGACCGCTACGGGTGTCCTGCACTCTTCGCGCGTCGGCGCCGAGCTCGGCGCGGCCGAGTACCCGCTGCTCGACGAGGACCGCACTCTCGACGTCCGCTATGTCAGCAGCGACCTACGCCCCTTTGCGGGCTCGTGCCGTCGTGCACTGCTCGCCTTCGACATCCGTGTCGCGTACCGCTACGACCTCGACCTCGACCTCGTAGCCTCCGCAGGGGTGGGCCTCTCGCGCACATCGCTCGCCCGGCTGCGTGCGGCCGACGACGCCGCGGTAATCCGGGAGGCGTGCTTTGACGCGGCGCTCTACAGCGCGTCTGTCGTCGATGTGTCAGCGGGAATCCACACGATCGACGATGGCGGCGATGGGGTACTGGTCGGCACCCTCCCTGTGACCGTGGTGGTCAACTACGACGCCGCAGCCCTCGTGACTGGCGCGGCCCTGACATGAGCGTCGTCCTCCGCTTCCCTGGACCGCAGAAGTTCGCTCCATCGCTCGCGGTCGTCGCACGCGTGACGGAGCTCATCAACTCTCTGAACGTCAAGTGGGGCATCCGCTACGACTTCTCAGCAGCCCTTCGAGCGCCGCCGCGCACGCTTCGCCCACGCAAGGGCCCAGCCCCGACGCAGCCTGCCATCGCGGAAGTCATCCGATACTTCATCACAACGCGCGACATGTTCGCGATGACCCCGCACGCACTGCAGACCATCGGGCAAGAGCTCGTTACCGCGGCTGTCGTGGACGTGCGCGACGGCGGCAACGTCCCCACCGCGAGCACCATCATGCTCCGAATCGCCAACGCGCAAAAGCGCATGGTGATCGCGCGGTGGGAAGCAGGCGGCGGCGATCTGCCCCTCGCCCCGCTTTCGCCCGATTACGTCGCGTACAAGTTGCGTCTCGGCTACCCAGCGAAGATCGGCACCCTTACCGGGCAGAGCCTCGCCGCGATCCGAAAAGTCCGCGTCGTCGCCGTCCGCGTCTGACCTCTCCCCCGCTTCCGCACCCCTCACCGAAGGTCCCCTACACATGCTCAGCCGCGCCATCAAGGTGCTCGTCGGTCGCGAGTCGACCGCCGGGACCACTGCCACCAATATGCGACCTCTCATCGTCGAGGGCGCGCAGATGCCTCTTGGGGATTCCTCGACGGAGATGCTCGCGGTCGAGCGGTCGAGCGGGTACCAGCACGACGCAGCGCCGATGGTGCGCGGCCTCCAGCGCAAGAGCCCCGTAAAGCTGGCTATGGCCGCAAAGTACGCGCCCTCACAGCTCGGCGCCGCCGCCAACGCTCCAGTCGCCATTACCAACGCCAGCGCGCTTTCGCAGGAGCTGATCCTCGAGCACTGGCTTGGCGCCCGCGTCGCCTCGCAGGGTTCCACGGTCGTCTCGTCTGCGGACGCACGCACGATCACCGTGACCACGGCTCACGGCTCGAGATTCACCGTTGGGCAGATGGCCGTCTTCTACGTCGCAGGGGTGCCCATGCTGCGCCAGATCACTGACATCAGCACCGACACCCTCACCGTCTACCCTGACCTGACGGCCTCCCCGGCAGTGGGCCAGGCGATTCTCGGGTCAAGAACGTTCCATCGCGCGGAGAGCCACAATCAAACGCTCACCGTCGAGGCCGCCAACACCGAGGCGAACACTCCGACGTCCCAGCAACGCGGTCGCATGGTGCGAGGGCAATGCGCGTGGTCGGCCGAGATTGGGGCGCGGGCGATGGTTGCCTTCGATGGCGTCAGTCAAGCACACGACCTGGGCAACCTTTCGATCAGCTATGCCGCCGTCGCCGACGACATGGGCGCGGACGTGGTGTGGGCGGGGGCGTCGTATCTGTGGCCCTCCACCGACGCGACGCCGCCCGCGCCGTTCTGCATCGAAAAGATGAGCGTGGCGCTTCCGAACGCCTGGCGCGAACAGGCCTGCCTTAGCGGCACCGAGGGGGCCAAGGGCGTCTTGATGACTGGCGGACGCACGCCGCCGACCGTCGAGGTCACGGTGCGCTGGGACGCCATCGGTGCGTCGGCCGTCGCGGCCTTCGAGGCAGGCCTAACCTTCTCGCTGCTCTCCTACGCCACCCGCGGTTCCGCCGCGGCGCAAGCGTGGGCGGGGTGGCTGTTTCCTATTCTCGCGTTCGACGCAGCGCCGACGCGCGTGGACGTCGAAGGCGAAGTGATGTGCGCAATGAAGTTCCGCGCGCTCGCCAACACCCTCGCCGCCGGGTCGCCGCTGTCCTCGTCGTCTACCGACGCAGAGCGCTCGCCCGTCCTCTATTTCCTCGCCTGATCGGACCTATGACAGACCCCACAAGCATTCTCGCCGTCGTCCATGTCGGCGGGCGCGGCGACCCCGCGCTCGACCGCGAGAGCCCCGATCTGAGCGCCGCCGTCACCGCCCATGCGCGCGACCGCGACGCCGCCTCGCTCGACGCCTTGCGCCTGTGTGCAAAGACCGGCCGACGCGCGCACGAGTTCCATTTGACGCCGCTGCCCCCGGCAGCGATGTTCAACCTCACGGCCCTCGAAGATGATCGCCAGCGAGCGCTCGCGGCCTTCCGAGCGGCCTGTTTCGCGGTGGTCGACGGCGACGGCGTGCGCCACGAGGCGAAGCTCTCGAGCGGCGCGCACGGTGGTCGGCGCGAGGTCGGTACGTATACCCAGGCGCCATTCGAGTGGTTCGAGCGGTGGTCGACGGCGTGCGGCCTTGAGGCGATCGTTGAGGCTGGAGCTGTCGCGCTCCGTCGCGCCGAGGTGTCCCCTGAGGATGTGGGTTTTTACTGGCCGTTGGCTGGGGTGCGACGGCTCATGCTCTAGGCCCCGTCCGCAAGGCGTGCGGGTGCCATTACCGCGAGGCCCAGCGCGCCGCTGCCGACCTCGATGACGACACCGAAGCACGCGCTGCGCACCTCTGCGCCGGGTGGGGCTGCGGTACGCCGGCCGAGAAGCGCACCCCCACCCACGATGCGCTCGCGGCTCGGGTCGCAATGATCCAGGGGCTCCCGGCAACGCCTACGGGATGCCCTTTCGCGCCGCTCTACCACCACGCTCCACCGTTGGTGCTCCGCGCAACGAGGGGCCTTTCGCGCATGGAGCAGGGCATCGCCGACGCGAGCGCGTTCCCTGGGGGCGTGACCGCGGTGGACCTCGCCGCGCTCGACGTGCTGCGCCGTGGTCGGGCGGCACGCGATGCCTCCGACGACGCGCACCGCGAAAAGGAGCGAAAGCAGCGCGATCTCGCACAGAAAGCATCACAAACATGAAGGCTACCGCCGTGATTCTGATCGACCTCGACCTCGACGACCTCGCCGCGGGCGATCCGCAGACCGAAACGGCCCGCGACGTCGTACGCGCGGTCTGCGAGGCCTCGCGCCACCGCCTCGTCGCCTCGGGCGTCCGCGTCACAGACGTGCGTGCCGCCCTCACGGATTACTCATGACAACCCTCGACATCAGTGGCCGTGTAGACCCCGCCTTCCTTGCGGGGCTGCGCTCTGTGGGCGAGGGCATGGGGACAGTCGCGGAAAAGACGCGGGCTGCGAGCGCAGAGGCAGAGTCGAGCGTCAACCGGATGCGCCGCCTGGCCGACGCGTTCAACGAGATGCACACGATGATTTCGACGGTTGTGGGGACCGTGAGCAGGTTTGTCACCGCGACCGCAGAGCTCACCGCGGAACAGTCACATCTCGATGACATGAGCGCTCGGCTGGGCCTGAACTTCGACCAGGCCGCAGGGGCCGCGGGTCGCTTCGTCGACGAGGTGGATGTGATGAACACCGCGGGCGCCTTCGCCGCGCGTGGCATCCACTTGACGCAGGTTGAACTCGACGCGATGACCCACTCCGCCGCGCGGATGGCGCAGCAGACTGGCGTCGAAACGTCGGCGGCGCTCAATACGCTGGAGGAGGCGCTGATCCGTGGCCGCGAGCGTGGGCTGGCCCCCTTCGGTGCGGAGATCTCCGCAACCGCGGCGCATGGCTACAGCCTCACCGAGGGGCTCGCTGCGTTGGTCGCGCAAGAGGGGCACATGGAGAGCGCGACCGACGACGCGCGCACGTCTGCCGCGGGCCTCTCGGACAGCTTTGGGGACGTGGCTCGCGGGGCAGCGACCTTCGCCGCGAATATCATCGGACTGCCGTCCATCCTCGCGGACGTGTCGCGCGCCGCGGGAGGGCTCGCCACCGACCTCGCAGAGATCAACCGCCTCGAGCGCGAGCAAGAATCGCGCACTGCCGAAGGAGGCGCGCGGGCACGAGCGCTGTCGGAGTTCGCCACAGCCCAGCACACCTCAGGGCAGATCGCAGACCGACTTGGCGCCGCACGTACAAGCATCGCCGTCGCCAACATCAACGAAATGACTACAGCCCAGATCGTGGCAATGACGCAGCGGATCGGCTCGGTCAACACCCGCCTCGCCACCACGGGCCAGCCCATCGACCTCGCAGGTGCGGCGCTTGGCGCGCTGCGCCCGGCATCTGGGTCCCGCATCGTGCTCGACACACGCGTAGGCGGCCAGGACCCTTTTCTGGCATCGGCGACACGATCCGAGGAGGAACTTCAGCGGGCCTCCCACGGTACGGTTATCTCCGTCACGGCCGACCGGGCCGAGCTGCTCGCGGTCTACCGGGAGGCGGGTCAGGCGCTTGCGACAGAGCGGGCGGCAGAGGCTGCGCGCGTCCGAGCCGCGGCCGAAGCGGAACGGCTCGCCCGGCTCCACGGCACTGAGGACGCCGAAGGCGCAGGCGGTGGTCGTGGTGGTGGTCGTGGCGGGGAGACCGCCGCTCAGCGGGCGCAGGCTGCGATGGCCTCGCAGGCAGGCGCTGCGAGAATGGTCGCTGCGATGGAGGCCGACGCCATTGAGCGTCGAGTCGCGCTCATGGCGCGCAACGTCGCGATTACGGATGCGATGATTGCGTCTGGCGCAACCGCGACCGCTGCCGCCAACGACAACGAGAATTCGCAATCGGACATGGCCGATGCTCTCGCCGACAAGGAGCGCCGACGGCTCGACAGTCTGCGCGAGGCCCACGAGAGCTACACGGGCCGTCTCGCGGAGCTCAACGAAGACCGCGTCCATGGGTCGCAGTTGGCTGCAGAACTCACAAACGACGCGTTTGGCCTGATGGGCAAAGCTCTCGCCACGCACACACAGGCCTTTATTGACGGGCGCGAGTCCGTCGGCACCGCACTGCAAGGGATGTTGGCCGACACCCTCAAGAGCGTCGGCCAGGAGGCAATCGTGAAGGGGGCGATGGAGATAGCGCACGGCGTCGCTGCGCTCGCAGGCGTCTACACCGCGCCGCTGGCCCCGGGGCATTTCGCCGCCGGTGCTGCCTACATTGGCGTAGGAGCGTTGGCGAGCATCGCTGGCGCCGCCCTCACCCCTGCGCCCTCCGCGCCCAGCGCGGGTGCAGGTGCAGGCAACCGCGGCGCAACGGGCCTCCTGAGCGACCGCGCGAGCGGGGGAAGCGACACGATGGCACCCATCAACATCAACTACTACGCGCCCGTAATCGGCGGCCGCGAGTCCGCCGACTACGAGGTCGCGCAGCGGCTCTCACGCTATGACGACGCGGGCCGCGCGCGGATGCAGAGGGCCGCGTGACCCTTGCCGCTACCAGCGCCTTCGCTCCAGATTTCGCCCACACCGCCTCCGCGGCCGACGTGACGCTGACCTTCCCCACGGGCTCCCCCGTCACCGTCGTCCTCACGACCGGCACCTATCGCATGTGGCTCGCGCCGTCCGCCGGCTGCTACCTCCGCGCGCTCGCGTCGGCTGTTGCGGCGGCGGTGACTGCGGCCCGCAGCGTGACATACACGGGCATCGCATCGCTCTCCGCGGCGGGCATCTTCACGCTGCGCCTGGTCAGCGCAGGTGCCGCGCCGACCTCCGTGACCTTCGCCGCGCCGATGTGGCGACGCCTCGGAATGGCGAGTGCCACTCCGTCGCTGTCGAGCGGCGGCGGGATCACCGACGTGGTCGCCCAGCTGCCGGTGATGGGCCTCGCGCTCCTTTCTGCGACAAAGCACGGGCCATGGTTGCCTCAGCAAGCAGGCGGCGCTGAGCAGACCACCGGCGGGCTGGTGTACGCCGTCGCCGCGGCGCTCACGTCATGGCAGCGCGCACACGCGGTCAGCTTCCAGCCAACGACGCCTGATATGCGCGCAGCCCAAAGCGCAGACGCATCGGCGCTGCTCCCGGCGCCCGCGTACATGGGCGCGCTCGGGTCCGTGGCGACGGCGCGCGAATGGTCGGTGCTCGACGTGCTCTACGCCGCGCGCAACGCCCGTTGTGGGCTCGCACTCGACAACTGGCTAGCCGTGCGCACGGACACCAACGAGGCATTCTTCTCGGGGTACGTCGGTCCCGCGTCGCTGCTATCGCCCGCACTCACGGCGCCTGATGAAACATGGGACGCGTGGGCCGAGTGGACCCTTAACGTCGTGCTCCCCGTCGCCTCGCAGGCAATTACTCGCGCATGAGCACCACGACCACGTATCTCGATTGGGCCACGACACTCGCTCCTGGCGCGCAGATCGTCCCGGTGATCCTCGTAGCAGGCGTCCCAGTGGTCCTGACGCCCGCGGGTGTGCGCCCCACCATGGTGGCGATGACCATTGGCGTCCCCGATTCGTTGTGGTGGCCGGGCGGCGGCACGCTCACGGAGACGCTCCCTGATGCGTCCACCTTCGATCCGGTGGCAGACCTCCTCGACCCACGCGAGACTTTCGAGGTGTACGAGAGTGTTAGCGTCCTCAAGGGCGACGTCCGTGTGGAAGCGCTCACATTCTCCATGGTGGACACCGACGGCCTCGCGACGGCCCTTCTGAGCGCGCGGGAGGGGCGTCTGTCGCAGCTGCTCGCGAGCGAGGTGAATGCGACCGACACGAGCATCCCCCTCGTGTCGTCCAGCGGCTTCCCCGCGTCGGGCATCGCCTGTCTCGGCCGCGAGACGTTTCTCTACTCATCGGTCAGCGGCAACAACCTGGTCACGTCGCTCGTCACCCGCGGGAAGTACGGCTCCCCCGTGCGCCTCCATGGCGCTCCCGCGTCGCATCTCCCGCTCGTGACGGCAGGCGGCCCACGGCATTGGCAGTCGCGCCTCGCGACCCTGTGGCTGTGCGCGCTCTCGGCCGACGGCACAACCCTCACTGACCCGACGCTCTTCTACGCCGGGACCATCGGCGCGGGAGTGCAGTTAAAGGGCAACCTCTCGCGATGGTCTGTCCCCATTGACCACGTGACCGAGAGTCTGTCGCGCAAGATAAACACCGCGCCGATCGACCTCTACGGCTTCGCGCACTATTCCACCTCGCCCGAATACCACCCGCTGTGCGTGGCGTATGCGACGACCCCGCACCCAGTCCGCGACGCGCTCGCATTGCAGTGGTCGACCACCAACGCGAACGACAACGGTGGCTGGCACCCGTCGTTGCATTCCTTCGTCGAGGCCGCCAACCGTACGTACTCCAGTGGCACCACCGGCAGCGGGTCCATCGAGGTCGACAGCGCCGGGAAGCTGGTTGTGCGCCAGCAAGGGTCCAACGCCTCGCCGCGCTGGTTTGGTGCAACCGCCTGCTGGGACCTCAACGTCCTGAGCGACTATCGGGTCGACGACGACACTACCCCCGCCGCGTGGGTCAGCCGTGCCGCCGCGCCCGAGGCCTGTTTTCTGCTCAAGGGGTGGGTAAAGATCCCCATGCAGGCGGACTTCGCGCGCATCCCCACGACGCTCGCCTGGACGGCTACGACCACCGACGGCTCGGCCGGGTACGCCGCGCTCTCCCTCGTAGCGGACACCCGCGGTGGCGCGGGGATGGTCGCGACGATCCTCGAACGCCGAGCAGACGCGGACAGCGGCTCCGTCCTCGTGCTCCCCTCGACCGCATGGGACCCGCTGTGCGTAAAGCGCACCCCGGCAAAGCTGGGCATCATCGCGCGCGGCGCGTCCGTCGTCGCCACGTTGCGAGCGGCGGCGCTGGGCATCGACGCGCTTACGGGGCAGGACCTGGCCGATAGCGCGGTCGATTGGGACCACCTCGAGCGAGCCTTCGCAGACGCGGGCTCTCCCGGCCTGCCGCAAGCGCGGGAATACCGCTTCGTGAGCGGCTCCGACTCGCTCATCAGCGTGCTCATTGGCGAGATGCGCCTGCGCGGGATGTGTCTCGCGATGCGCTTCGGCAAGATCACTGGCGTCCGCCTCGCGAGCGTCTCCGATGCGGAGGCCGTTGCCGCCACAATCACCGAGAGCGACCTTCTGGCCGAAGATGGGAAGGAAATCCCCGTCGAAGTGGTGGACAACACGGAGCCGCTTGCGACCTCGGTCGCCTTCTCCGTGCTCAACGGCACCGACACGCCCACTGTCGTCACAATCGCAGACACGACGTTCACCGACGAGTTCGGCAGTGGAGAAAAGGTCGAGTGCTCGGCCCTCCTCGCAGTCCCCGAGTCCATCGCGCCCGGCGTGGTCGCCGCGCTTGCGCCGCTCTACGCCGCCGCGCAGCAGATCCTCGGCCCTCTCGCGGAGCCGTCTCGCGCGATTCGTCTCGCGCTGACGCCGCTGCTCATGGGCCTGCAGACCGGGCAGCTGGTGGCACTCACACACAGCCGCATCCCGGCGTGGACGGGTGGCCGAGGTGTCGCCGCTGTCTGCCAGGTGGCCGAGGTGCGCCGGGTGCTCTTCGGCGGACGCCTCCGCGCGACCGCAGTCCTACGCCTTCAGTCGTCGGTCAGCGGTAGCTACTGCCCTGAAGCGATCATTGCCGCGGGTGGGCTTACCGGCGGCAGCCCAGTGGTCACGCTCGATCTGACGACGGGGTGGGGGCCGCAGTGCCACGCGCAGGACCACACGGCTGCGGGTGCCGCAGCGACCTCCCCGACGCAGGGCTTCGCGGTGGGTGACGTGGTGGTGCTCTCGGCGCTCAGCGACCGCACACCGATCGCGGATGAGCAGCGGACCATCGTCGCGGTTGGCCAAGGGACGATCACCCTCGACAGCGCCCCGAGCGCTGGGATGGTGTCGCAGGCCGCGAGCGCCTACGGTGCCACGTTGCGGTGGGCTGCTTGGGGGAGCGCTACGGCGCGGCAGCACAAGGGATTTGCGTGGGTCGCGGATGCGACGACGGGGCTTGTGGGTGGCGCTGAGGGGAAGCGGTGGGCCTCGTAGTAGACATCCCGAGGACATCGCGCCATTCTCCCCCTCGCAGACGTGCGTCTGGGGCTACCGCTGCCCGCCGCTACCTGCTCCCGCAGCCTCCCGCTAGGTGCCAATGCCACCCCCACAGACCAACTGGCAAACGATCACCCCGGCGCGGTGGATCGACCTCCCCGCATCCGGCGGCGCGGACGACCGCTTCCGCGCAGGGCAACCGCTCTCCAGCGGGCTGATGCAGATCGCCGCGAACAACGCCACGCTCGCGGCCTACGAGAATGGGCTCAGGACGTTGTGGAACCACCCAGGACAGACGGACATCGCGGGCCTACTAGGCTGGGGCCCCCGCGCGGGGCTGGGTGTCGCTGCCGAGGACTTCCCGTGGGACAGCGACCCGTTCGGTTCGGGGTCTGTCATGCTCCTCTTCGCAGGAGTCCATCGCATCCGGCAGACGCCCTATGGACAATGGCCGCGCGTCCAGCTTCGGGCGCGCATGTCCTGCGCCGGCGGCTCCACCGCGGGGCTCATCCTCGTGGGACGACCGCGGCTAGGCCGACCGCAGCCGGGCGACCTACTCGACCACCAGACCGTCACGAGCGCCACGATGACCGACGTGACCTGCACACTTGCGCCACTCAACGCACACGTCGGGCTTCGCGACTCCGCTCCGCGGGATGAACGCTCCGTACCGTCGCCTTCGCCCGCAGAGCAAGGACGCGACCCTGTGATGGCCTTCTACGTCGGCGCGTACACCAATGGCGCAGGCAAAGCGCTTGTGCGCGGCCTCTCCCTCCATCTCACCGACCCCTGACCTATGGCCATCACCCCCCGCCTCCTGCACACGCCTGTGGTGTGGTCGCAGCCGCGCGCCACCCTCCGCACGGCGCAAGGTAGTCACGGGCGCGAGCTCGCCGACCTCGCCAACGACGCCGCGAGCGGCCACTGCGGCCAGCGCGCGACGATTGCTCGCAACCAGGGCGGCACCTTCCACCTCTTCCTGCACGCGGCGACGACCGCGCGCTTCTACGAGGTCGCCTTTAGCGTCGGGTGGCGCGGCACTTACAGTGTGCCCGACGGGACAAAGGTCGCCCTCGCGATCACCGACGGCGCGGCAACGGTCACGGCCTCGTTGGAGATACCCACCGCGCTCCAGGGGTCGAGCGCCTCCCGGTGGCCGGGGCTCGCTGCAAGTGGCACGCGCCTCGACAGCCTCAACCGCGTGGTGGCGCACCTCGACCGCCTCGCGCTCATCTCCGCCGGTCTCTCGGCCTCGAGCGTGTGGCGGTGGCAATTCCAAGTGACATGCGGCTCGACCACCTGCTGCGAGGCCCTCGAGGTGGCAGAGTTGTCCCGCTTTGGCCTCGACACCGCCGACGCGTACGGTGACGACCCGCAGCGCTACCAGCCGCGGGGGATCATCACTGACGCGCTCGTCCGCACTGGCGCGACGCTCGAAGCCGCATATGACCTCGGTCGGCGGACCTACCACGCGACGTCGCTCGACGAGGCGGCTCCCGATGTCGTGACCGCAGGCAGCTATGGTGCAATCCCCGGGTCGCAGACGGAGACGTCTGGCGTCGCCCTTCCGTGGACCGTTCGACCACGCCGGATCAAGGGAGAGCCCGCAGTGCTCTTCGGCGTGAGGTACAAGACGAGTGGCGCCGGGGCAGGCTCGCTGCGGCTCTACACGGGCGGTGCGGGGTCGCCCTACACGCTAGCGCTGCCCGGCACGTCAAACGCCTGGTCCGACGTCCTGACTGGCGCGGGCGCGCTCGCGGATGCTGCGACCGATACGCTCCGCTTCCGCGGACAGGTGGCCTCCGGGTCGCTGTCCATCGCGTCCTATTGGGTGATCGACGCCCCCGTCTGATCGCCTTCCGACCGTCCTCCCCGCTCTCCCGTCGCGCCCCCTCCGCGACGCCGACTCGTCACGCATCACCCCCACGGAGCCCCATTTTGCGCAACATCGAATACGCCCCCGCGGCGGTCGCCATCGTCACGTCTGCCTCGCCCACAGCCACCATCGTGCGGCCAGCGCTGACGGTCATGTCTCTGCTCTCGACGCTCGCGTGCGTCTCGGGCGGCAATATCACCGCGCTCAGCGTTGCCCGCACCCTCGACGGCGTGACGTTCGGCCCAGCCCGGCCCATCACCACGGGCCTCCCGCTCGCAGCGGGACAGTCGCTGGACATCGACATCCTCGATGAACCCTCGATCGCGTACAGGTTCCGGATTACCGCTGCATCGGCGGGCACGGCAACGCTGACCTCGCGAGGTGTCGTATGAGCCTCCGAATCAACGGAGCCGACCCCGCGGCGGGCGGCGCTGGCCTCCCCGCGGCGGGGGGCGCTGGAGAGGTGCCGCTCTCGACGGGCGCGGGTACGACCTACGTCGCGACCGACTTCGGCGCGCAGACGCAGACTGTGATCGCGGGCTCGATCGGCTCCGTCAATGGGCAGACGTTCATCGGCGACGGCGCGGGTAGCGCGACGACTACAAGCGCGACCGTGAGCGGCTTCCTCGCGGCTGCAAACTCGGCGTCGGCGCGGGCGGCGATTAGTGCCGCTGAGTCCGTAGCGCAGCCAGCTTACGATTTCACTTCTGCGACCGGGCTCACGACGTTTCTTGGAACTGCCGGAAACACCGTCACAGTGAGCGGTGGTGTCGCTGCGATCTACTCGCCCGCTCTTGCGGGGCAGTTGCGGTTCGACTCGATTGGTTCAGGCGTCCTTACCGGACCCGCGTTGTACCGGAATTTTCCCGCGCCCGTCGCGGAGTTCGACGTAGCGACTCGCGTACTGGCTCCCGCCGGGTACGCGGACGGCAACTGCCGCTACGGGATTGAGGTTGCAACACTTGGTTCGTTCGTAACTGTATCCCTGCCACGGCAGCGGTTTACCTATCAGGCGGATAACGGCAACTTGTACTGGGAGGACGAGACTGGGTATCGGGCCAACCTCGCCGGGGCGGTCCCGCTCGATGGGACAGGGTGGATGCGGATTCAACTGATCGGAACAACCATGACTTTCTGGTTGGGGATCAGCGCAGGGAACGTCGTGCCGACGACGTGGACAATGAAGAAGCGGTTTGTGCCTACCGCCGCATTGTATGAGTCGGTGTGCGTGTCGCTACAACTAGGAGGCTCGATGGCTAGCTCCACCACTGCACGATTTGGCGCACTGGCTGTCCTGACGCCGGTGACGCTATGACTCAGCACCGCGACCTACTGGGCTACCACGCCACTGTCGGCGCGATGGCGGGACTGACCGGGGCGGCACTTGCCGACAAGGCCGTCTCCTTCATCCTTGGGGTAGTCGGCTCTGTTTTGATTGTGTTTATTACCGAGTTGCTGCGCCCGTGGCTGCTGCGGCGTGCGCGCAAGCTCTCAGGAGAAAAAACCACGATCCCGCCCCCGCACGGCTGACCACTTGCGGTGGCCTGTGTGGGTCTGCCGCTACTTGCCACTCCGAAGGAGCCCCTCATGACCCTCGCCATCCACTGGCTCGACACGCACGCGCTGTCGATCGCCCTCTGGCTTTCCCTTGTGACTGGCCTCCTGCGCATTGCCCACGCCATGCTGGCGCGGGCGCTCGCGCCGTACCCCCGCGCTCGCCACGCCGTCGAGGCCGTGGCCGCGGCGTCGCCCGATGTGCTGCGGTTCATCACGGAGAGCTACGCCCTCCTGACGGGTCGTGCGCTGCCGACTGTAGCGCCGCCCTCTGTCGGTCCGCTCGCTCCCCCAGAGGCCCCGTGAAGCTCTCCGCCCTCCTCCTCGCGGCCCTCGCCGCCGGGTGCCCCCTCGTCCGCGAGGGTGCCCTGCGCGCCTCCGTTGTCGTGAGCGACCCCACGGACTGCGTGCCCCTCACGCAGCGCTGCGTCGCAGGCGTCCCGGTGGTGTGCTCGCCCACACTGGTCCCCGGCTCCACGCACCATCGAGAGTGGCCGTCACTCCCTCGCTCGGGCGACGGGTCGCAGCGCGGCTGCGCGGGCGGCTGTGTGGTCGATGCGGACAGTGGAGTCGCGCACTGCGCGCCCGCGACGGACGGTGGGCTGTGATCCCCCTCGACGTCGCTCTTCGTGTCGCCCGCAAGCGCGTCGCCACCGCGGGCGCTGAGCTCATCCTCCCCGACGACCTGCGCCGCGTCGCTGTCGTCGGCCTGGTCGCCGCGGGACACTCGCTCCAGGGCACCGGGATCACCAGCGACCACGTCGCACAGAACGTCACGATCACGCTCCCCGGCCTCCCCGGCGTGGCGTCCGATGCCCTCAGACTTATCCCTGTCGTCGGCCCTGCACTCGCCTCTCTCGGGCGCGCCAACGGGCGGTCGGCCATCTACCTCTCCCCCGCGGCCATGCGCAGCGGCGAGGACCTCCTCGCGACCGTCGAGCACGAGCTCGGACACGTCGGCATGATCGCCGCGGGCGGGCTCGTCTACTGCGGCGTCTATCTGCTCGTCCCCGAAGCGCGGGCAGGCGGGGAGGCCCCCTGCTACGGCGCGAGCATGGCCGTGGACGTGGCGTGCGGGATGCCGCTGGCAGTAGCCGCATCGCGGGCGAAGTACTCCCTTGAGGGATACGGCCTCGATCCAGACGCGACGGCGCTCGCCCACGCGATCATCGACTCGGCCGCAGCCTCCATCGCAGCGACCGGAGACTGCGGCGGCGCGGTCGCCGAGCTGCGGGCCGACCTGCTGCTCGAGGGGGTCGCGCTATGACCCCCGAGGCCATCGCGGCCGTCGAGTCGTCGTTGGTGTCGACGCGCTTCCTCGGCTGCTCTACGCGCGTCGCCCCGCGGCTCGCGGAGGTGCTCGCGACGGTCGAAGCCGCGCTGTATGACGAGTGGACGCGGGCGATGCTCGGTGGCGCGGCAACGCAGACCTTCGCGGGGTGGCATGGCGTCCGAGGCTGCGGTGGATACCGCAAGGCCGCGGGATGGCATGGCAAGGGCCTCGCGATCGACCTGAACTACAGCACCAACGGGTACAGCGCCACGCGACACACCAGCGCCCGCGGCGTAGTCTACGGTGGCGAGGCCGCGGGCGCGGCGATCCGTGGCGCGCGTGAGGCATTCGCCGACGCCTGCGACCGCGCCTGTGTCGCGCTTGACGGCGCGCCAGCGGACCTCGCTCCCCGCAAGGCGGGCGAGTCCACCGGGAGCGTGTGGGATCGCTGGCACCGCGTGAGCGAGGCCGTGCGCTACTACCTCGCTGCCGACTACCTCGCCGTCGATGCGCTCGACGTGGGCGAGGCGGACGCGATCCCAGGCGTCGAGGTACCCCCGCAGATCGCGGCCGACTACCAGGCGCTCCGCGTGCCGCTCGTGGTCGGCCAGCCGCTGCCCAACCCACGGACCACGCGCAACCCGGCGCGCGGGCTAATCGACCTCCCGCGCCACACCCTCGTCGCGCTAGCAGACGTCGGCGGGCTTCGCGTCGGAGGCTGCGACCTTGGCCGTGAGTCGGGCGACTGGATGCACCTGGACACCGCCAGCCGCATCGCCAGCGGCGCCGTATGACCGCGGCGTCGCTGCTCGCCCTCCTCGCGCTCGCATTCCCCGCAAGCGCGCACCTCCTGCGGCTCGACGTGGTGGCATCGCTGGTGCGCGCTGCCGACACTCACCACGTCCCTGCGCCGATCGTGGCCGCAGTGTCGTGGCTGGAGTCGCGCGCGGGCACCGCACCCCGCTACGCCTCCCTCGCGGGCGTCCGCATCAACCACGCCTACATTCGCAGCGACGCGCTCAGCGCCGACATTGCCGCGCGCTCCCTCGCCCGCCGTCGCGCCGAGTGCGGCGGGTGGCTGCGGGCTCTGGTGTCGTACAGGTGGGGGAGAGGGTGCTTAGCGCCCGACGCCACCGGGTACGCCCCACGGGTGCTTGCCATCGCGCGGCGGCTCGGCCTCCCCGCGCACTGACCCCCCCGCGGCGCTCGCGGACCTGGACGCTTGACATCGGGTCCGCAAAGAGGTCAAAGA